AGTCGATGTCGAGTTCTTGAGCCACCTCAACTTGGTGAGATCGTCGGCTGCACTCGCGATCGTACCAAGGGCTTCGTAATCGGCCATCGAGAATGAAGGCATAGTCCGGTGGATACTCGTACTCTTCATCGAGTCGAATAAGCTTTCCGCCATTCGACGAGTAGAGGCCGAGGGCCTTTTCGGGGTGACGGCTCCAGTGGAGAGTGAGTCGTCGGGTCCCTTTCTCCCGCTGGGTGTAGAAAGCGTTTCCGGTCCCCTTGGGGGTGGAGTTAAAAACACGACAATCAGTCGCGTCTCCGGTCGCCGCCAGAACTTCAGGGCCATTATCAACCGAAGCGAATTCGTCAAGGCCGATAGCAGTACGGCGGTCACCACGAGCCACATCGCCAGTTGTAGATTCGCCATCAATTGTGCTCCCGTTCTCTTTGTTGTACAGGTGGAGCTTTCGTCGCTCCAGTGCTGGTCGCATCCACGTTGGGATGTACTTCAGCAGGAAGTCAATCTTCCAGAACAGCGACTTGGGGTCACCGCTCTTGTCGACGAGGTCTTCCTTCCGGCTCACCAACAGGAAGGACTGCATGGGGTGGAATAGCCACCGCCACGCGAACGTCGTCAATAGAATCCAAGAAGCCCCCATGTCACGGGACTTCTCGATGAGCAAGTCTTCCTTGCCCAGGATCTCGTCGATCTCCCGAAACGACTCGATCTGAAACCCATACGGAATGAACGGCAGCTTGGGCTGTGTCCCTCCGTGCGTCTTGCGAGGATCATAGGTCCAACAGAAGCCTTTGACCCAGAAGTTGATGTCCTCGGCACACGCCTGCATCAGCGCCCGTCGCATCTCCGGGTCTTCGGCGGCGGCTTGGTACATCCGTGCTCGCCAACGAAGGTTCCCTACTAGGTCGTCTGGGATTCGCTGGTGGTACTCTGACACGGCTCCACGTCTTTGATTAGTTTCGACTTATCATTGAGGAGTTCTATAATCCCACCCTTGGTCCAGTAGTCTTGGCCTTCCACTTCCTGAATAAGCCCATTGGTTACGAGAATCATATCCCCGTCGTAGTCCTCCACCACAAGAACATCCATCTCTTCGTTGTTGGGGTGCTGCCAGATTTGCCCAGGCTTGACCTTTATTGGGTCCGGCCCAGGTTCCGGCTCCACGTCTGGAGTCTTGGGTACACAAGAAGACAGCAGCTCTCCCTGTTCCTTGATGCACTGGGCGTTGTAAGTCACCAACTCCATGATGCCATCGCTTCGCTCTTTGTTGTAGTGGCGGTCATCTGCAAGGTCGGCCTTCAGTCGTGCAACCTTGACCTTAGTTTCTCCGATCCGCTGATCCTGGTGATCCAGCCGCTTGCTTTGGTCTTCCAACCGAGACGAGAATGCCCGAACCACTCCGGGGTACTTGTCGGACTCAGCGGCGTGGTGTTCGAGGTCGCGGACCTTATCGGCTAGTTCGTTGATCCGGGTGGAGAGCTTCTGGTCACCCTCGCGGTAGTCTCGGCTGCTCCTGCCACAAGACTCGTTGAGTTGGACAAATATCTCCCGGTTATTGTCGGCCATAACCTGAGCCGAGGTCACCTTGTGGTAGAGTTCATCAACCTTGATCGCAATCGGCTTCAATAGCCACATCAGAAGTTTTGCGTACATCGTGCTCATAGTCTTTCTGCGATTAGGTTCCCTGGACGTATTCCCCGTACGTGTTCAAAAAGCTCTGCATATCACTCCCTGTTCGGTAGGGGGTCCCTTTGCAGTTCAAGACTACACCCTTGTGGAGCAGCTAGTAGAAGCACCTTCCAGACCGAAAGTGGTCGGCAATGATTGTGGCCTCGTAGGGCTGAATTCCCGCCCCTGGGTCAATAATCCACCGCTGTCCGGCATGGATGCGAAGCCCAGGCTCATCCGGCTTGGGCTTGTCCTCCCCTTTCGGGGTTTCCAGATCGTTGAGACGCTTCTCGTTTTCTTGCATCCCTTGAGCGAACGCGGCGTTCTTCAAGGACTGCGACGTGCGCAAAGACCGGACCTCTTTCGACAGTTCGTCGATCTTACTCCTCATACATACGGCATTTCGCCTCATGTCAAGAATGATGTCAGAGTTCCTGGCGATTGCCCGATTGACTTCTTGCTTTTCTTTTTTCCAGAAAAACATCGTGCTCATACTCCCCGCAGATCGCGTACGAATTGTGATTTCTCGTGCAGGATGGCCTCTAGATTGTGGTGGTCAAACCACTCCTGGTCTCCACCGACCGGCTTGTTTAAGGTGTAGGTGGTCATCAAGCCGTAGAAGACGTCCTCGCCGTCCCAGCTCCGCACAACCACACAGTCCTCTTCAGGATTGTCCGGGTTGGTCCAGACTTGACCAGATGCGACATTGGGCTTCTCGATGGGCTGCAGGTTGTATCGCTCAGACAAGAACCGCACGACCGTGTCGGCAATCTCTTTCTTCTCTTCCGGCTTGAGGTCGTACCCGGCCTCGTAGAGTTCCTGGACTTGGTTCTTAATCCCCACCAATTCGTCAACCACTTCAGAGACGCGATTGTTGGCATTGTTGACCTCACCAAAGAGGTTGTTGCAGTCAGTCCTAGTCAGATCCAACAGCGAACTCAGGTTCCCAATCGTCTTGTTGATCTTGTCGATTGCCTTCCCATTCAGATCGACAATCAGCTCCAACGCACTCATCTGCTTGCTCCTCTAGTGGCCCCAGCCACCGCTCAAAGTATCCCCAGGCGTAGGCAACAGCCAACAGCCCAACCAGTATCGCCAGTTCCAACATCGCTCTACTCCTGTCTGCGTCTTCGGCAGTGTGGCCACTATCTGGACCACACCGCCGAAGACATCGCAGATGACTCTTACGCCTTGGCGAGTTGTTGAGCCAATCGCTGCAGATCCGCGAAGAACTCAGCAGTGCTGGGGTCCTTGCGGATGGCGTTGGCTTCCGACGCCTTGGCGAACCCGGCCTCGATCTGTGCCATCATGGATTGGAAGGCGACCAACCCCTCGTAGGGCATCTCGACTTCCCGGACCAGCCGGTCGTTGGGTTGGGACTTGCGATCCGCGTCGGCGGACTCATGCGGAGTGCCGTCGCTGTTCGTCAGCTTCGTGCCCTCGTACGTGAGCTTGATCCGCCACATCTCTTGACTGACTCGTTTCCCCATTGCTTCGCTCCGTCAATTTTGCAATTAAGATTGTCTCGGCCCGAACTTGGGCCAACTTCTGCAGGACGTCACACACGTCCCGTTTTCCTGCCTCGTGCTTCGTGATCGGAAACCGGCCCGCCAAGAAGACCGCCAGTTGTCCGAAGTGCTGCTCGATGTCCGCGAAAGGACACCTCGGCTCTGCCCCGCTCGATGTCGAGTCGAAGGCATCTAGCCGGAACTGAATCGAAGGGTGGTGGCTCATCTGCGACCGCCGATCATTTGAGGGCTGCGGTGTAAATAATCTCGACCATCTTGAAGAACGACACTGCCGCCCCCCCCGAGGCCAGAACGAACCCGGCACACAACAGTCCTAGTTTGATTTTCTCACCCTTGCTCATCTGCGTGGTCCTCCAACATGCTCAAGTAAGTCTCGATCTCCTCGACCGACTTCCGTGCGTCCCGCTTGATGTCGCGGGTTTGCTGCTGTTCCTCGTCGAACCGTTCTAGCTGCCGGAAGTACGCGTTGTAGAACTTATCTGGATAGCTTCGGGCAAACTCCCAAAGACCAATGGCGCCCTTGGATGGAGGCGGGTGATCCTTGGAGATCGATCCGTCATTTGCATGAGCATAGGCCCACTGCATGTCTTCCCAAGGGATGGGTTCGACTTGTGACTGTTCGGCTCCAGACTCCTTGGCATTCCGGTCCCGTTCTTTCTGCTTGGGCGAGACAAGGTGATCCAGGCTGATTACCCCGTCTTTGATTTCCTCGAATAGTGGTCCCGCTTGATTCCGTTCGTCGTAAGGAATGACCCGGATGTCCGGGCATGGGTCCGGCAGTCCCGTCAACGCCGAGTATTGGTGCATCATCAAGATGAATGCGTCCTTCTCGGAGTACCCCTCTCTCCTCATGGACTCCCGGAACCGAACCGCCTCTTGCCATTTTCTCCGCTGAGACAGTTCTCGCTTGTATTGCTTCTTGAGCTGGGTGTAGTTCTCGACGTCAATCGATAGGTTGGTCATGCGGTGAACACTACATGGGGCCTGGAAGCGTACTGACCTTCGTTAATCTCGACGTCATTTTCTGCTGGGGTCGACTGGCATGTGACAATCGTCTCATTGAATCGAGGCGACGGGTGTGGCGTGGATGGGTACTGGGGGCGGTCGTTGTACCGCTTGAGCATCTCGTCAGCGAAGTCTCGCATCTTCTCCAGGAAGTCAATCATGTCTTTGTTCGGCGGGTGTGGGTGTGGCGTGTTTCTCCACTTCGAGACTCGATCCAGTAGATCGTATGGGGCGTCCATCGGGGACGGCATCATGTAGGTCATTTGTGCTCTCTCCGGGAATGAATACCACCTGTCGACCCTCAAAGGTGAAGACCTTCGGTAGCTGCGGTGCTGACTCAAGGATGGCCAGGATCTTTTCGGTAGCGTCTGCGATTCGCGTGAGGTTGTGGTGGTCTGGTGAAAGCCCCAAATACTGACCCATCTGTGCTCCTGGCCTGTTGTGTAATTATCCCAAGTATTCAGCGATGAAATGTAAGTATTCCAACTATACTCAGATTATGTAAGTATTCCAATTATGATGTAACTCTATATATCTAATAGACTTATATATAGAATTAACTAATTAATAGGGATAATAACAATTGATATGGCACCTCTCTCACGGAGATCTCCGCGAGAGACCCCCCTCAAATATAATTATTATTCTCTGTCGTGTTGACTAAGTGAGAGTAATGATACTTGAGGGGTTCGTGTGTTGTGGTGGAATTGTCAAAGCCCCGAGGTGGAGTCGAACCACCGTTGCCGACCTTGAAGTGGCCGATGTCTTGCCGTTAGACGACAGGGGGCGAGAGCCATGTGATGGATTTGCACCATCGTTTCTGCCTGGGATGGCAGCGTCCTGCTGTTAGACGAACACGGCTTGGCCGAGGCGACGGGATTCGATACCCGCAAGCAGATGAAAGAGTCCGGCTCTGTCTTGAGCTACACCCCGGTGTGCCCATTATACCAAAAAATGCTCTCTGTGTCAAGATCAGGGTGCTGATTATACCCTCTTTAGGTTCAAAACAGCATCTTGGTCCGAGGGTGGTATGTAGGAGTCCCAGAACCCAACGGGGTGGGGGTCTGGATCGGCTTTTTGCTGTACAAATGAACACCCCTCCCCCCGTCGCTATCCCTATTGGACCATCGCTCTGGACCTACAATAGCAGTGTCATCGCTCGATGCAACCTCTTACTATGGTGGTGGTTAGTGAACCCTTACGTCCACTATGCTCTCATCTCCCCTGGTCCAGACTGGTCCGATGTCCTCTGATCTGAGATAGCTCGCCGTTATTGCAATACGATTGCAATAACAATCAGATTGCAATAACTGTCTCATCTCCCAACTGTCCACCAACGACATCGTTAGAATTATTTCAGGAAATATCAGCACACTGACTGATTTCTCGTGATTGTCTATTGACATCCTGTCGATGTCCTGCCTAAGATGCCCTGACCGGACGTTTCCGTCCCTAACCACCACCACCACCAAGAAGGAAAGCATCATGAGACTCAGAAGGGTTCAAGCTGGAAGAGACTGGTTTTCTGAATATCGCCACAACGAGTACGAAGTCTATGAACTAGCCGACAAGTCATTGGGCCGCATGCAAGAGATGGCCGACAGGCTGAACCTTGCAGGGTATGAGGATGATCGGTGTGCCGAGAGGTGTGAGGATGGTCAATG